AGCAACTTAGTTGAATCTATTAAATCATTTATTAGTAATGTACATACTAAGAACTATAGTGCTGCTAATAAAGATTTAAAAAGAGCTATTGAGCATAAGATTCTTGAAAGAATCAAAAAAGCATATAAGAAAGATTTATTTTAAAATGAGCGACATAACATCTACATTAAAAGAGGCTGCTAAGGATGTTCTCACTGAAGAAACTCTTCAAGCTATTGAGAAAGCATTTAATGAACAGTTAGACTCCAAAGCAGAGGAACGTTCGAAGATAGCAGTTGAGGCTGCTCTTACGGAACAAGACGAAAAATACGCAGCTAAATTAGAAAAGTTGCTTGAAGCTATTGATAAAGATCACTGTCGTAAGCTTAAAAGTGTGGTTGAGTCATTAGATAGAGATAGAACTAATAAATTAAAGAAAGTTATTAGCAAATATCAATCTGAACTCAATCTAGAAGCTACGCAGCTAAGAGATACAGTAGTTGAGAGTGTTTCTGATTATCTTGATACATACATTGATAGCGTTATTCCTTCTAAATCTATTAACGAAGCAGTTAGTAACAATAAAGCTTTTAAGATTTTAGAAAATTTCCGTAAAACTCTTGGTGTTGATTTAGCACTTGCTAATGAAACCATAAGAGATGGAGTATTAGATGGTAAGAGTAGACTTGACGAGGCTGCTAAAACTATTGAATCTCTAACTACAGACAAGGAAACTCTTAATGAAGAGTTACAATCTGTTAAAAAATATGTCTTTTTAGCTGAAAAAACAAAGTCTTTTGATGAAAAGAAAACAAATTTTGTTAATAAAGTTTTTAAAGATAAAGATCTAAATTTTATCAAAGAAAATTTTGACTACACTGTTAAGATTTTTGATAAGAAACAAACCGCGGAATTAGATGTCTTAAAAGAAGACGCTATTAATGAATCTAAAATTAAGGATGATGTAGATCATACATTGGTTGTTGAGGAAAAGTCTCAAAACAACCCATATATTGATGTTTTATCTAAGATTTTATAATTTTAACTTGTTGAGGTAATTTTTACCTGATCTCCAATGTAAAGGACCCTTTAATCAAATATATACATATTATTATGAACGAAACAGATACAAGACCAAATACACAGTATATTGACGGTAATAGGGCACAACAATTGTTGGAGAAGTGGAGTCCGGTATTGGACTATACCTCTAACAAAGTTGGCGCTATTAAAGACAGTCACACACGCCTTAACACTGCTATGCTCTTAGAAAATCAAGAGCAGTGGTGTATTAAGGAATCTAACACAGCCGCTAGCGGTGGATCTTTCGGTTCCACTACTTCTATCGGTCAAGGCGATGGTAGTTACGGATCTTCTGATGCTTATGCAGCAGGAGATGCAAGACTTCCTAAGATTTTAATCCCAATGATTCGCAGAACATTCCCTGAGTTGATCACCAACGAAATCGTAGGTGTTCAGCCTATGAGTGGTCCTGTTGGATTAGCATTTGCTCTACGTTACAAGTACTCTGATCAAGGACTTGGCGGAGCTGCTCTCGCTTCTCCTCAAGATGCTGCTTCTGCTCTTAACAAAGGTGACGGTACAGGTCGTGTCGCTGGTGAAGCTGGATTCCAAAACCTTGACACCCGTTTTACAGGTGCTTCAAGTGCTGCAGTCTCCGGTGCGACTCTCGACGCGAATTTAAGTGCTGATTCTCCATGGTTGAGCACAACCAACCCATTCGATGATACAGATGAAGGTATTGCCGCTGCTCTTAATACTTTTGAGTTAGACGGTGCCTCCGCTGCTCCGACTTTAGAATTAAGCTTCGAAAAGACAGCTGTTGAAGCTGGTACTCGTAGGTTAGGAGCTCGTTGGTCTGTTGAACTCGAGCAGGATCTCAAGAATATGAATGGTATCGATGTTGACGCTGAGTTAACTAATGCCATGTCTTATGAGATTCAAGCAGAAATTGATCGTGAGATGATTATTCGCATGATTCAGTCTGCTTTAGCTGCTGGGGCTCAAACAGGTTATACTTCTTTCAACGTTGCATCTGCTGATGGTCGTTGGATGGCTGAGCGTAATCGCGCTTTCTATCAGAAGTTAATTGTTGAAGCAAATAGAATGGCTGTACGTAACCGTCGTGGTGCTGCTAACTTTATTGTTGCAACTCCTCGTGTTTGCGCTATCCTTGAAATGCTCCCTGAGTTCTCTTGGATGACAGTTGAAGGTAATGTTAATACCCAACCAATTGGTGTTGCTAAGGTTGGTAATGTTGGTGGTAGATTTAATGTTTACCGCGATACTCGTACAGAGTCAACATACAACTTAGGTGCCGCTGAAGGTTCTAAGGTTGAATACGCATTATTAGGTTACAAAGGACCTGAGTATTACGATTCTGGTATTATTTACTGTCCTTACATTCCTGTTATGATTCAGCGTTCTATCGATCCTAATGGATTCTATCCTAAGGTCGGTCTCTTGACACGTTATGGTGTTGTTGATCACTTATTTGGTGCATCTAACTACTATCATGTCGTGTTTGTTAAGGGATTAGGAACTAGCTTTGATCCTACAGGTGATGCTGCAGTTTACTTCTAATTTTAGTAAATTGTTTTTATA